AGTTGTCAACAATGGCAATACCATTATGAATGGAAATCTGACTGTCAATGGATTAATCACAGGTACAGATGGCTTTGCTATTAGCGGTGGATCAGGTGGAACTATGAGTGTTAATGGAAATATTGCGACTACTGGAACTATTACTAATAATGGTAAAAATATTGGCAGCACTCATGAACATAGCGGTGTTACAACTGGTTCTGGAAATACTGGAGCACCAATATGATTACACAAAAAAAATGGGAATTTGCTAATCATGGCTAGAACATATGGTCGAGTAAAGAATTCTGCTGGAGATTTAGTTTGGGTAGAAATACAGCAAGATGCTTCTGGCAACTTTGAGTATGGATATGCCACTACTCTTATTCAGGTACTTAAATTAAGCCTGGGAGAATCCCCTTTTTATGCAAACTATGGAATTCCTGCTCAAAGGTCAGTTATTCAGCAAGTTTTCCCTGATTATTATGTAACTGTCACTCAACAACAATTCTCTAACTTTTTTGCCAGTTTGACAATTACTAAGGCACAATTACCTACCCCTACATATAATGTAGATATAGTAACAACTCAAGGTACTAAAATTCAACAACAGGTGGCAGTATGACCATTACAACAGATGTAAATTCTTCAGGTTTGCAACCAACCTCACCAACTACTCTGCAATCAGAGTTAATTGCTCTGGTTTCTGCAACAAATCCTGGTTATACAGCCAATTTACCAGGCTCTTTAATTGAAGATATTAGTTCTACCGATGTTGGTGCTTTAGCTTTAATAGATTCAGCCAGAGTCGATCTTTATAATAGTATTACACCCTATACTGCCAATTCTTATTTATTGAATCAATTAGGTCAAATTTATGGTGTACAACAAGGCATTGGGTCTAATACTTCAGTTTATGTAACCTTTTCTGGAAGCCCTGGATTTGTTATTTCTAAGGGATTTGTAATATCTGATGGTTCTCATCAATATACAGTTCAAGATGGCGGTGTAATAGCTTCTACAGGACAAAGTGCTGAGTTATATTGTCTAGCTATTAATTCAGGCTCTTGGGCTGTTCCTGTTGGCACAGTAACCCAAATTATTACCTCAGTACCATCTGGTTTGACTTTATCTTGTACTAATCAAACCGCAGGTATTCCTGGTGCTTCAGCCCAACCATTAGAAGATTATCAAGCTCAAGTCATTCAAGCTGGTCTTGCTGTAGCTTCTGGTATGCCCACATTCTTAAAAACACAATTGCAAAATGTTAATGGTGTTCAAGATAGACTTGTTGCGGTGCGACAATCTGGCACAAATTGGGAAATTATTTGTGGTGGTGGTGATCCTTATGAAGTAGGAAATGCCATTTTTACTGGATTATTTGATATATCGAATATTGTAGGCTCTACCATTACCGCTTTAAGCATTACCACAGGTACTAATGCTGTTATCAATACTGGTGCTTATTTTGGTGAATATTCTGTAGGAGAAGTAATTACAATTACAGGTGCTAGTCCAGCAGCCTTTAATACTACTTATACTGTAACTGCCATTTCCAATAATTTGGTTACAACAAGTAAAAATACATCTACTTTTGGAACTTATACAAGTGGTGGTGTAGTCACCCCAAATTATAGAAATATTACTGTATCAATCAATGATTATCCTGATACTTATAATATTACTTTTGTAAATCCACCACAACAAGCTGTTTCTATTAGCCTTGTTTGGAATACAACATCTACCAACTATGTGTCTCCAACTGCTGTAGCACAATTAGGACAACCAGCTATTGCTGCTTATATTAATAGCATTTATGTTGGTCAACCAATCAATATTTTTGAATTGCAAAATGTATTTCAACAAGCAATTTCTAGCATTATTCCACCTACATTGCTGTCTAGAATGGTATTTACAGTAGCTATTAATGGTGTTGATGTATCTCCAGAATCAGGTACAGGTTTAATTATTGGCGATCCTGAAGGTTATTTTGAAACTAATATTCAATCTATAGCAATCACCCAGGGATAATATGCTTACCCAAATTATCCCAAGCTATCTATATCAGCAATATTATGATGATTCTGATCTTCAGGCTTTTGTATCTTCCTATAATACTTTAGCCCAAGAATACTTAGATTGGTTTAATAATTTAAACCTTCCAATCTATACAAAACAATCTGGGGCTTCTTTGGATTGGGTAGCTCAAGGAATATATGGTTTAACTAGACCAGTTCTTCCTGAAGGCGGTTATACCAATAAAGGTGTTTATAACACCGATTATTTAAACACTTTGCCATTTAACCAAGATGTCAAAATTGCGCCTAGTAATTTTTATGTTACTACTGATGACATTTTTCAAAGATGTATTACTTGGAATTTTTATAAAGGCGATGGTTATCAATTTAACACTACTTGGCTAAAAAGAAGAATTGCTCGATTTTTAGCAGGAGTTAATGGTACTGATCCTTTGTTGGGTGAAACTTATCAAATTAGTGTAACTTTTGCCTCAAACAATGTTGTCAATATTCATATTTATTCAGGGGTAAATATTAAAAAAGGTGGTTCTTTATTGGATACTTTTGAATTTAATGAAGTACCTTTAAATGCAGAATCCACATTTACTCCTTTAATTCCCACTACACTTGCTCCAATTTTGCAATCAGGCATAAATGCAGGTGTTTTACAAGTGCCTTTCCAGTATACTTTCAATGTAACCTATTAAGAGATTTGCTATGACAATCTTACTTTTTGCCAATAATGCTAAATCATTTTTAGCATCTGCTATTTCCAGCACAACCACTACCGCTACTTTGGCTTCTGGTACAGGTTCACTATTCCCAAGCCCAACCACAGGTCAAGGTTTTAAAATGACCTTTGTGGATGCTGCTACAGGTCTTTTGAATGAAATTGTTTTAGTAACTGCTAGATCAGGCGATACTATTACAATAGTTCGTGGTCAAGAAGGTACAACCCCTCAATCTTGGTTAGCAAATGATTTGGCAGGAATGTATTTTACGGCTGGAACTATTAATAATAATATCCAGTTAGATCAATATCAAATTGGTACTTATGATACTGCTATTGCTACTGGCTCTGCCAATGCTTTATCAGCAACCATTCCTTCCAATTTAAACTATATTCCAACAAATTTTACTTTTATTTTGCAAGCTGCTTATGCAAATACTGGTGCAGCCACTTTAAATTTAACCATTGGATCAACTGCTACAGGTATTTATTCAATTGTTAAATCTAATAATCAACCTTTAATTGCAGGTGATATTGCTAATGCTGGTTATCCAATGTTATTGTCTTGGAGTCCAGTTTATTCTGCTTATGTTTTATTAAATCCAGGTACAGGAGAATCTACTGCTTTAAGCCCTGCACAACTTCAAGAGCAATTTTATACCTATGCACAAGCTACAGGTGGAGCAGATACCATTGCAGTAACTATTCCATCTTCTTTAACTTCGCTATCTGATGGTTTAGCACTTGAATTTAGGGCTACAGGTAACAATGCTACAACTACTCCTAATTTAACTTTAACTTTGGGTTCTACTGTTACTGCAACTACTACTATTGTTAAAGGTAATAATCAGCCTTTGGCTGTTAGTGATATTGCTGGATCAGGCTATGTTTGCCAAGTAGTTTATAGCAGTTCTTATGGAAAATGGATTTTATTAAACCCTTATTGGAATGTTAGTTCTTTAGGAACAATGGCTTTTGAAAATTCCAATTCAGTAAATATTACTGGTGGAACAATTACTGGTTCTTATGGATTAAATGCTGCAACCGCAACTAATTCTGTAACCACTTCACAAACCAACTTTAGCAATCTTTTTATTAGCGGTAATCAAGTATTAAGTTCATCAAATTTTAATTCTTATGCTCCAACTTTAAATGGTGCTGGCGCTTATGGTAATTGGGGAATTAATATTACTGGTAATGCTAATACTGTCAATACTTTAAATTATTCTCAAATTATTTCTGGTTTAGGTTATACACCTTATAACACTTCAAATCCTGCTGGATATGTTAATGTTGGTTTAGGTTTTGGTGGAACTCAATGGAATAATGTAACTGGATCAAGAAGTTTTAATACAACATATACCAACTCAAAAAGTTACCCAATTGCGGTTTCAGCAACTGCTACTTGCTCTGTAACTTCTACTATTCAAGCCTATGTCAATGGAATGCTAATTGCTTGGTATCAATGGCAGTTTAATGGATGCGGTTCTTATGGCGGTACATTTATTATTGTTCCACCTGGCGCAACCTATCAACTAAATTCTGGTCAAGGTGTTTATAACTGGGTCGAGTTGTACTAAGGACAAATTATGGAAATGAATCACTATAAAGACAAAGATGGCAATCTATATGGATTTGCTGCTGATGGATCGCAAAATCATTTAATTGATAAGCGAAAACATAAACTTATTACTAAACAAGAAGCAGACCAATTAGGTCAAGCATCATTTAAACCAATAATGATTGGTAATGAAGATTATTATCGTCAACGCATTATGAATTATCCAGAAATAGGTGAATTTTTGGATGCTTGGGTTAAAAAAGATGAAGTTGCATTAGAAGAATATAGAAAAAAATGTTTAGCTGTTAAAGCACAATTTCCAAAACCTGAAGGATTTTAATTATGTCATATAACTATGGTAGCCCAATTACAGGCACTCTTACTGGAACAACTGCGGTTGTCAATGTTCCCAATGTTGTTTATCCAGCTTCACTTGTATTGAATTCAAGCAATGGTAGCAGAGCCATTCAATTTTCTTTTGATGGTGGAGTAACTTATTACGCAGCAGTTACACCAACTTATACCGAAACTTCACAGATTGTTTATGTCTTGAACTTTCCTGTAACAACTGTTAAATTTACAGGTGCAGCAGCCGACACTTATAGAATCTTGTAAAGGGAGTTTGTATGACCATTCTGCTCTTTGCTAATAATGCACAGTCTACTTTAGCTTCACCTATTTCTGCATCTGCAACCAGTTGCACATTAGCATCTGGTACTGGGTCTAAGTTCCCCAATCCCACTACTGGTCAAGCATTTAAAATGACCTTTACTGATGCTGCTACTGGTTTTTTGGATGAAATTGTTCTTTGTACTGCCAGGTCTGCTGATGTCTGCACTATTGTTAGAGGTCAAGAAGGCACTACTGCTCAATCTTGGTTGGCAGGGGATTTGGCATCAAATTACTTTACTGCTGGAGCAGCTAGTTCTTTTCAACAAACTGGTAATGCTTTGCCACCGACAGTAACTACAGTTACTAATGCTTTTTATAGTCAGACTACTAGCGATACTACTTTAATTATTAATACTTCATTTTCAGTAGTATTAACTCTTTTAAATGCGGCATCTTATTATGGTAATACTCTTTGGATTAAAAATCCTAATGGAGTAACCATTACTAGCGCATCTTCTAATGTAGTGCCTTCTGGTACAACATCCGCAGGTACAGCTATTTTAGAAGCAGTTGTTGGCACTTCTTGTTTATTGCAATCCGATGGTACAAATTGGAATGTAATTTCTACATCTTTTCAACCAAGTGGATTCTAAATGGGTATCCTATTATTTGCTAATCAGGCACAGACAACTCTTGCTCTACCTGTAGCAAGTACAGATACAGTCATTTATGTTGCTGCTGGTACTGGATCATATTTTCCTGCCCCATCTGCAAATCAAGCAGTTACTATTACCCTTGTAAACTCTACCAGCAATTTAATTGTTGAGATTATTTCTTGTACTAGCATTACTGGTGATGCTTTAACAGTCGTAAGGGGTCAAGAAGGTACTATTGCTAGAGCATGGAATCGTGGCGATTTTGTTACCAACTTAATGACTGCTGGTACTGCAAGTGCATTTACTCAAATTTATGGTTTAGAAAATTCTCTTTACTCTGCGTCATTTTTAAATATGACTACAGAGACAGGTCAAGTAACTACTTTACCCATTAATCCAAATGATTTAGCCAATAAACAATATGTAGATTCTTATTCTCAAGGTGCATATAAAGCAGAATGCCAAGTGGCTACAACTGCACCAATTACTCTTTCTGGATTACAAATTATTGATGGATATACCACTTTAGCTGGTGATCGAGTTTTAGTTAAAAATCAATCTAATTCTGCATACAATGGTATTTGGGTTGCTTCTACAACTGATTGGGTTAGATCAGGAGATATGGAAACCTGGGATCAAGTACCAGGAGCTTTTACTTTTGTTTTAAATGGAACAATTAATGCAAAAACTGGTTGGGTTTGTATTGCTCCTGAAACTGGCACAATTGATGTTACTCCTATTATATGGACACAAGTATCAGGTGTAGGTACTTATACTGCTGGTACAGGGTTAACCCTTACTGGAACTCAATTTAGCATTACCAATACTGGTATTACCGCAGGGTCTTATGGTACTGCTGCTTATGTACCAACTTTAGTTTTAAATGCCCAGGGACAAGTTACTAGCGCAAGCAATACACCAATTAGCATTGCACCTAGTCAAATCAACGCAACTATCCCCAATAGCGGATTAACTAATTCATCTATTACTATTGGATCAACAAGTGTTTCATTAGGGTCTACCCTAACTACTTTGGTTGGCACTTCCATTAGTGGCTCTACCAATACTTTAACTTCAATCCCTAATAGTGCATTAGTCAATAATTCAATCACTATTAATGGTAATGCAGTTGCATTGGGTGGCAGCACTACTATCACCGCAGTTACTCCTAATGCTTTAACTATTGGTACAGGGCTATCTGGTGGATCATTTAATGGTTCTAGCGCAGTTACTATTGCCTTGGCGAATACAACAGTCACCGCAGGTTCTTATGGCTCTGCTGGCTCTGTAGCAATTTTTACTGTCAATGCCCAGGGACAACTTACCGCAGCCAATACAACCTCTATTGCTATTAGCAATACTCAGGTATCTGGTTTAGGCACTATGTCTACCCAAAATGCCAATAATGTGGCTATAACTGGTGGAACAATTCAAGGTGTAGGTTTAACTATAGATAGTTTAGATAACACTCCTATAGGCTCTACAACTCCTTCTACAGCCAAATTTACAACTTTATCTGCCAATAGTACAGTTACTTTAGGAAACTATACTGGCTATGTTTATGCTAATGGTTCTAGTGCAATTACCGCATCTACAACCATTCCTACTACTGCTCTTAGTGGCACAGTTACTAATGCTCAATTAGCAAATTCTTCTATCACTATTAATGGTGATTTAGTAAGTCTTGGTGGTTCTGTAACAGTAACTGCCGATCTTCCAAATAGCCTTACTTTTAATAATAGTGGGTCTGGAGCATCTTCTCCTGTAGTTTTTAATGGTGCAACTGCTTATACCATTTCTTACAATACTTTAGGGGCTTCTCCTTTGGCTGGATCAACCAGCTTAACTACTACTGGAACTATCACTACAGGTACTTGGTCTGGTCTTTTCGGTGCGGTTTCAGGCGCAAATTTAACCAATTTAACTGCTGGTAATCTTACTGGCACTATTCCTTCGACAGTTTTAGGAAATTCGACTGTCTATATTGGAACAACCGCAGTAGCTTTAAATCGTGCTTCTGCAACTTTGGCTTTAACTGGAATTACCATACCGACTCTAACTATTGGAACTGGTCTTTCTGGAACTTCCTATAATGGTTCTACTGCTACCACCATTGCTTTAGCAAATACCGCAGTCACCGCAGGAAGTTATGGTTCAGCTTCAAATACCTTGGAAGCAACTGTCAATGGTCAAGGGCAATTAACTGCCCTTAGTTCAGTAGCAATTAGCATTGCTCCAAGCCAAATTAATGCCACTATTCCTAATTCTGGATTAACAAACTCTAGTATCACCATTAATGGTAATGCGGTTAGTCTTGGCGGTTCTACTACAGTCACCGCAAACACCCCTAATGCCCTTACGATTGGCACAGGTCTTTCTGGAACAAGTTTTAATGGATCATCCCCAGTAACAATTGCCATTTCTAATTCTGGTGTTACTTCTGGAACTTATGGTAATGCTTCCACCATTCCAGTTATTACTGTCAACAGTCAAGGTCAAATTACTTCAGTAAGCACTCAGCCTACCAATGCTCCTGCTTATCAAGGAACATGGAATGCTTCAACTAATAACCCAACTTTGACTTCTTCGGTTGGAACTCAAGGTTATTACTATGTAGTTTCTACTGCTGGTAATACTACTTTAAATGGTGTTTCCGATTGGAATATTGGCGATTGGGCAATATTTAGTGGTGGTGCATGGGAAAAAATACCTGGATCAAATACAGAATCGTTCACCAATTTAACCACTACCAATTTGGCGGTTACTGGTCTTACTGGCTATATGTATGCCAATAACACTACTGGTAATGTAACTGCTTCAACCACAATTCCAACTACTGCATTAAGCGGAACAATTACTAATGCTCAATTAGCGAATTCAACCATATCAGGGATTTCCCTAGGTAGCAACTTGGCTACATTGACTATTGGAACAAGCCTTTCTGGTACTTCATACAATGGTGGAAGTGCAGTAACTATTGCCCTGGCATCTAGCGGTGTTACTGCTGGTTCTTATGGATCGGCTAGTACTGTACCGACTTATACAGTTAATGCTCAAGGTCAACTTACAGCAGCTTCCAACACGACTATTTCTATTGCTCCTAGTCAGATTAATGCAACCATTCCGAATAGTGGATTGACCAATAGTTCAATCACTATTAATGGAAATGCGGTCAGTTTAGGTGGATCAACTACTGTAACTGCTGATACCCCAAATGCTTTAACCATTGGAACTGGATTATCTGGAACATCTTTTAATGGTAGTTCTCCAGTAACCATTTCTATTTCAAATACTACTGTAACTTCTGGAAGTTATGGATCAGCCACTCAATCTGGCACATTTACAGTAAATGCTCAAGGTCAATTGACCGCAGCTTCTAATGTCACTATCACCCCAGCAGTTACTTCGATTACTGGATTGGGTATTGGAATGGCTACTTTCTTAGCCACTCCAACAAGTGCAAACTTGGCTGCTACTGTAACCGATGAAACTGGTACTGGTTCTTTAGTATTTGCCAATACTCCAACTTTAGTTACCCCAATTTTGGGAACTCCTACTTCTGGCACTTTGACCAATTGCTCTGGACTTCCTTTAAGTACTGGGGTTACTGGTACTTTATCAGTAGGAAATGGCGGTACAGGAGTAACTTCTTCAAGCGGTGCTAATTCTGTAGTTTTAAGAGATAGCAATCAAAATGTATTTGCTAATAATTTCATACCAAATACAACATTTACAGCATCATCATCAACACCTGTTAATTTAACTGTTTCATCTGCTCAATATCAAGTAGTAACAGGCACAACTACTTCTCAAGTATTTAATATGCCTGATGCGACTACTTTGATTGTAGGCGATACTTATTATTTTAATAATAATATTACTTATTCTTCTGTGCAAATTAATGCACATGATGGAACTACATCATTATTAGCATTACAAGCTGGTGGTGCTGCTCATTTAATTCTTTTAAGCAATAGCACTTCTAATGGGACTTGGGATATTCATTCTTATGTGCCAGCTTCAGTTTCATGGGGAAATGCAACTTTAAATTTTAATTCTGCAAGTAGTATTTCAGGCTCTGTATCTTGGCAAGGTAATACTATAGGCATTGGTTATGGTGGTACTGGTATTACTTCTACACCTACCAATGGTCAATTATTGATTGGTAATGGTACTGGTTACACCCTGGCAACCATTACTGCTGGTGCTGGTATCTCAGTCACTAATAGTTCTGGTGGCATCACCATTGCAGTTAATGGTACTGGTGAAGTAACTAGCTTCCAAACTAGCTTATCAGGGCTAACACCTAGCACCGCTACAGGCGGTGCAGTTACCCTGGCAGGTACTCTAGGGGCTGCATCTGGCGGTACTGGAGCAACTACCCTTACTGGATATGTATATGGTAATGGCACTTCAGCCATGACCGCATCAACCACTATTCCTACAAGTGCTTTATCTGGAAACTTTGTAAGCACATTTAGTGCTGGCACTACTGGTCTAACACCCTCTACTGCGACTGCTGGTGCTATCACTTTAAGTGGTACTTTAGTAGTTGGAAATGGTGGTACTGGAGTTGCAACTTTGACAGGCTTGGCTTATGGCAATGGCACTTCTGCTTTTACAACAGCAACCGCAGCACAAGTAGTTTCTACTATTGGAACTACAGCAGTAACCAATGCTACCAATGCTGCAAACTTAAACCTGGCTGCTGGTTCAGGATCAACAAACTATATTACTTTTGCTTCTTCTGCAACAGGAAATACAGCACAATACACAAATACTGGACTTACTTACAATTACACCAATAATGCTATTACTGGGGGTATCTCAGGTGGCTCTTTTTAAATATAATGGCTAAAAGGAATTAATATGGCTCAAAGCGGATTTTCCCCCATCCTGATTTATGGCAGTACTACTACTGGTAATACTCCATCTGCAAGCAATTTAACTACAACTTCTCTTGGAGTTGAACTTGCTATTAATGCTACTGATGGCAAATTATTCTATAAAGATAATGCTGGAAATGTTCAAACTTTAGCCACAAAAGCTACAGGTACTATTGGTGGTTCAAACACCCAAGTTCAATACAATAGCTCTGGCTTATTGGCTGGCTCTGCCAACATGGTATTTGATGGCTCTACATTAACTACTTTAAATTCTGCTTATACAGGCATACTCACAGGTGGTACAGGAGTAGTTAATCTAGGTTCAGGACAGTTTTATAAAGATGCTAGTGGTAATGTAGGTGTGGGTTTAACACCTAAAGCATGGGGAACAATTAAGTCCATTGATATGCTAGGCGGTGGTGCTTCTGAAACAGCTTCTTTTGCAAGCGGATTTGG